GAAGTCCTTAAGAACTTTTGTTCAATCAACAAATCTATCGTTATCAAACCTGGCAATCAAGTTGCTACTCTCAGCATCAATAAGAACATTCTTGCTATCGCTGACGTTGAAGAGTCCTTTGATTCGCAGATTTCTATTTACGATCTGGGTGTATTCCTTGGCGGTCTGTCTCTCTTTGATTCGCCAAAGATCGATACTTCCCAGTCCAATTACGTCACTGTAAGTGATGAGCGTGGTCGTTCTAAGACTCGTTTCTTCTATGCAGATCCTGATGTCATTGTTCAACCTCCTGAGAAAACAATCACTCTTCCTTCTATTGATGTTGATTTTGCTCTGAGTGCTGATGTTCTGCAGCAACTTCAACGTGCTGCTGCTGTGTATCAACTTCCCGATCTGTGTCTGTATGGTCACGAAGGTGCTGCACAAATCATGGTGACAGACAAGAAGAATGATACTTCTAACAGTTACTCTGTTGAACTTCCTGACGCTGTGATCGGTGATGAAGAGTTCTGCTTCTGCTTCAAGGTTGAGAACCTGAAGTTGCTGCCAGGCAGTTATCACGTTATGATCAGTAAGCAAAACGTTGCCGAGTTCCGTGGCGACGGTATCAAATACTTCATTGCACTCGAACCTAACAACTGATGAATGATTTTTTATGGGTAGAGAAGTATCGTCCTCAGAAAGTTGAGGACTGTATACTTCCTGCCAGTGTGAAACAAACCTTCCAGAGTTTCATTGACCAGGGCGAGATTCCTAATCTTCTCCTGTCTGGAACTGCTGGTGTAGGTAAGACGACTATTGCGAAAGCACTATGTCATGAACTAGGAGCAGATTACTATGTTATCAATGGGTCCGATGAAGGTCGATTCTTGGACACTGTACGCAATCAGGCAAAATCCTTTGCTTCTACTGTGTCTCTCACTGCTAATGCTAAGCACAAGGTTCTTATCATTGATGAGGCAGACAATACGACGCCCGACGTACAACTACTCCTTAGGGCATCGATCGAAGAGTTTCAGAAAAACTGTCGTTTTATCTTTACCTGTAACTTCAAGAACAAGATAATCGAACCTCTACATAGTAGAACAACCGTTGTTGAGTTCAATGTTCGTGGACAAACTAAACAAGAGTTGGCAGGCGCTTTCTTCAATCGTTGCCGAGATATCCTCCAACGCGAAGAGGTCTCCTTCCAACCTAGAGTTGTGGCAGAAGTCGTTCAGAAATACTTTCCCGACTTCCGAAGAACCCTCAATGAACTCCAACGATACGCGAGCACAGGGTCTATTGACACTGGCATTCTGGCGACGTTAGGTGATGCTAATGTAGACACCCTTGTAGAAGCATTGAAGAACAAGAGGTTCAACGATGTGAAGAAGTGGGTGACACAGAACCTTGATTCTGATCCTACATCAATCATGCGTAAACTGTACGATAATCTGACTGGTGTAATGGATGGTCCTAGTGTCGCTGCTGCCGTTCTGATTATTGCTGAGTATCAATACAAGTCTGCATTTGTTGTAGACCAGGAAATCAATCTACTCGCTTGTCTTACTCAACTAATGCTGGAGTGTAATTTCAAATGATGGACGTAAAACTTATTCGACTCGTTACTGGTGAAGAGATCGTTGCTGAAGTTCTTGACTGGCAGAACGGTGTTATCACTATTCAAAATGCTCTAGTTGTTATTCCTCAACAGGGTCAAGTAGGATTCGCTCCTTGGGCAACTGTGATTGATAATGACCAACCTGAGATTGGTCTTGATATGAAACATGTCATCTATTCTGTTGCAGTGGCACCATCAGTCATTGAACAGTATGCTAAAATCTTTGGTAGCAACATCGTCCTTCCCGAGAAAAAATTGATTGTATGACCTCTCTGAAAACCCCCCTTCGTTATCCTGGTGGGAAGTCTCGTGCTGTTAAGAAGATGGCAGAGTTCTTCCCACTTTTTGATGGTTACAAAGAGTTTCGTGAACCCTTCATTGGTGGTGGATCCGTAGCACTTTATATTACACAGATGTATCCCAAACTAGATATTTGGGTAAACGATCTGTACGAACCCCTTTACAATTTCTGGCGTGAACTACAGGAGAACGGCAATGAAATTAAGAACATCCTGCTCCAACTTAAACAAAGGCACCCTGACCCCGCTTCCGCAAAGTACCTTTTCCTTGAGGCTAAAGAATATCTTTCCAAACCCCTCAGACAGACTACTACTAAGGATCGTGCTGTCAGTTTCTATATTGTTAACAAGTGCTCTTTCTCTGGTCTCACTGAGTCCTCCTCGTTCAGCAAGCAGGCGTCCGACTCAAACTTTAGTGTGCGAGGAATCGAGAAACTTCCCTACTACCAGCAGATCATTGGAAACTGGAAAATCACTAATCTGTCGTACGAAGAACTGATGACAGACGATAAGGGTGTCTTTGTATATCTAGATCCCCCTTACGAAATCAAGTCAAACCTTTACGGTAAACGTGGCAATATGCATAAAGGGTTTGATCATGATGAGTTCTTCTTCACTTGCGATAGGTACGTCTGTGATCAAATGGTATCTTATAACTCTTCAAATCTTATTAAGTCTCGTTTTATTGACTGGACGCCTTATGAATACGACCACACCTACACAATGCGATCGGTCGGAGAGTATATGCAAGAACAACAATCCCGTAAAGAACTCCTGCTGTTGAACTATGTCGTATGATGAAAGGTATCCTCTGAAGGATTACCTCAATACTATTAACTTCAGTAAGAAGAACTTACTGGAGGATGAAGATCCTGGATGGGAGAAGAACTATCCTCCCTTTATTATCAATAAGTGTATGTCTCATCACATGGATACTGTGATGTTTGCTAATGAGATGAATCAGTATCCTGGACTGGACAAGAAACTGCAATATGATTTCTTTATAAATATCGTGAGACCCCGCAAGAGATTTTCTCCTTGGGGTAAAAAAGAAAAGGTGAAAGATCTAGAGTATGTCAAGCAATACTACGGTTACTCTACCGAAAAAGCATTGCAAGCATTGCGGATTTTATCTCCTACTCAACTCGATGTTATTAAAACCAAATTGAATAAAGGGGGTAAGAAGAGATGAGCGAAGTGAAAGAAGTCCAATGGACGAAGAATGATATGGTTGAGGTGAATCTGAAGGAACCAGATGATTTCCTGAAGGTACGCGAAACTCTTACCCGTATTGGTGTTGCTTCTAGAAAAGAAAAGAAGTTGTATCAGTCATGTCACATCCTGCATAAGAAGGGACAATATTATATTGTTCACTTCAAGGAACTGTTTGCGCTTGACGGCAAGAAAGCAAATCTGTCCGAGAATGATGTGCAGAGACGTAACCGTATTATCAAACTCCTATCTGACTGGGGATTGGTAGAGATTGTAAATGAGGATAGTGTTGTAGATGCAGCACCCTTGAGTCAGATCAAAGTCATTGCATATAAAGAAAAATCTGAGTGGACGCTAGAATCGAAGTATAATATCGGGAAGAAGCGCCAACCGAATGAGTGACTTTAATTATCATGTTAAGTGGCTTCAATCACCAGGGTATCTGCTGATTGAGGTCCCTGACGCTGTGAAGGCAGACATACAGAAAAGTATTGCTGCCGTAGGTAAGACACCCTCAGAGGACGCTAGAAGCACCCTGAGAGGGCATATAGATGAGGAGTGGCACTTACCCCTAACTGATGAGATATCGATGTTCACGTCCCACCTGGCGGGGGTGTATCTAGAACACTTCGGTATGCAACCTAGTATGGGCATAGCAGAGTCTATGCGAGATGAGAACGCTAGGTTTGTACTGAAGAAACTATGGGTCAACTATCAGAAGAAGTATGACTTCAATCCTATTCATATTCACTCAGGAGTATTTTCCTTTGTGATCTGGGTGCAGATCCCCTATGATCTGACAGAAGAGAGACAGAGATATAACCTGAAGGGTGATGAGACAGCAGCATTCACCTTTCAATACAACAATGCATTGGGTGGACTGGATACAGAATATCTTAACATTGATAAAAGTTTTGAATGGAAGATGGCATTCTTCCCTGCACGACTGAATCATGCAGTGCATCCATTTTACACATCTGATGATTATAGGATTAGTGTATCTGGCAACGTATATCTAGAAGATTGATTGAACTAAATAGAGCTGCCAGAAATGTATATCGATGCCAGAAGAAGTAAAAAAGAAAGAAGAACCTAAGAAGAAAGGTATTCTAGGTAAACTCAAAGAGGCATCTGAAGATAAGGAAGAGCAACTAGCGATTCTTTCTACATTCGTAAGGTTAGGAATTTTGGTATGGTCTGGTGGTATTCTAACTTTAGCGTATGTAGATCTGCCTAAGGCACTTCAGTTTCCTGAACAAGATCTCGATCCGACATTCATAGCCAGCGTCTTTACTGGCGTTTTAGCTACGTTCGGGGTTCAGACGGCAAAAAAATCTAATGATGGCACCATGAAGATGCAACAGCAACAAGCTGCTGCCGCTGCGGGTGGAATCACTAAAGCAGATTTAGAAAGATTGATTGCTGCTGCGAAAGAATCTACACCTACTCAAACAATTAGAATTGAGCAGGCACCGATCAAGATCACTACAGATGACACTTATAAAATGTAATCATGCAAAAAATTATTAACGTCTTAGCAATTCTATCGTTTGCTGGTGTCGCAGGCATCGTCGGCGGTGGAACATATCTCTATTTTCAAAAGGATGCACTGATCAAGGACCTTACTGGTACTCTTGTCGATGGTGCTATTGGTGGTATTACAGATAAACTTCCTGACATCTTAGATGCTGGATTACCTGATGTTACTGGTCCTGCTGTCCCACTACAGGGTGGACTTCCCACAATGCCATGAAACCTACTAATCTCCTAGTTGCTATTTTGGGTGGTGCTTTTGGCATTGCTCATCTTGGTATGATTGGAATGATCTGGAATTCTAAAAAATTACCAGTGATCAATCCTCCTGTAGGTGATTACTCTGCCTACGAAGCAAACGTGGGTCCAAATGGTTATAGTATTAAGTACCGTTCTAATGATCCTAAGGTCATGGGTGTCAACAAATATGTTGATAAGACTAATGGATTCTTTGGCATCGGTGGTAAATCAAATGTCACTTTTGAAGAACAATATACTATGGATGGCGCTCGTCATCTAGGAGCGGATGACGCGGGAAAGTTGACCGCTGCCAACGTCGCATGTATAAAAGCGGTGGGCGGTGGCGAACAGACTGGTCGTGTCGTAGGCGCTAGTATGGGTGCTGCAGCAGCAGGTACTGTCACAG